AAGAGCAATAAAACCCTCGATGTTTTCAAGAACTACATCGGGCTTGTAAATACCCATAGCGACAACCGAACCGGATGCCGCAAGCCATAGGTAGACTGCTGGAAGTGCAGTCCATTTAATCATTCTGTCATTAACTGAGTCTTTATGTTGTTTTGCCATTTTACATCACCTGTACGCCTGTAAATGCTGTGACGAGAAAGGCTACCACGCCACCAAGAACTTTCTTCATGGTAGCCATATCTTTCTCTATGTGGTGGAGATGGTTGTTTTTGATTATTGAAATGTTCTGTTTCATGTCCGTGACTTCCGAAACAAGCCAATTCAATTTGCCATCGGAGTTCCGACTAAGAACTTCGTCTAAATCACTCTTCTCCTGCATTATCATCTACCTCTTCTAATTCTGTTTCGGACTCCGGTCCTCCGGCTCCATCTTGACCGTTTTCGCGTGGGAGCCTACCTGTGTCTGCGGGAGTTGCATCTGCGCCCTTTCGCACATCTCCTTCTAACTCTTGAGGTTCTCCTACAATATGCAGAGATTGATTTAGTGTCAAAATACCTGCATTGTAGCCTATATTTGCTCTTTGCATTTTGTTTAGGCGTGTTTCTTCGTCTATTGGTTCAAAGTCGAGAGATGGTAAGTCAGCCATCGTGTGATTGATTCGCAGAAGTTCGAGATGTTTGCTAAACATCTTGCGAACTGCTTGATTTAGAATTGCTTGCATACGGCGGATTGCTTGAGAAGACCATTGGTTTGCAGTGTATGATGCGGCGAAGGTAGAGCCTTTCTCTTGACCGGCGGCAACACGAGGTACTTGTAGCACTGCGGCAATATCAGCGTTGACATTGTCGAGGAAAGAAGTAGTATCGGGAATAGCAGTTCTTTGGTCGATATGTTGAATAGAAACATAATCGGGGAAAATTGGTACTTGGTCTCCACGAAGAGCCTCAAGGGTAGTCACTACTTGTCCCATAATAAATGATAGCCGTTCTTTTTGCTCATCCGGGTCTTGAATATGAGCGATAGCGGATTTGTCGATTGTGATGTATTGTTTTGTCATAGCATCTTCAATCGCAATTCGATTGTTCATGCTATTGTATTTTGCTCGAATTGCTTGTTTAAGTGAGGTAAATCGAGATGCTCCCCAAATGCCGTATGTCACACGACTTTCACTGTCTGTGAACCAATTACTGCGGTAGTCGGTTCGTATGTGAAGAATTTCGTCTGCCCTAATTTCTTCTACGGTACTTTCACCTTCTCGTAGAAAATATCGTTCAGCAAGAATAATCGGGTTGACTTCATCAGCAACTTCGTTAATACCCCGACTGTCGAGAATAGTGATTTGTTTTACAGGAAGAGATTGAAGTTGAGTTATACCCTCTCTGCTCGTACCCACATACTTGTTAATGTCATTTCCGTACACCATCATGTTTCGCATAGCGTTAATTAGAAAATCATCGAAATCGACAGTCTCTTCAATGAGAAGTCGAATTGCTTCTCGGATTCTTGCATTTCGTGCCGCTCGGTAGTCTATTGTGTAATTATTAGCCGTTAGGCTAACTGCTCGAACTGCACCGTTGAGTTCGGGGTCTAACCTAAGCATATCGTCAAACAACTCAAAGTCGTTGTCATAGTTGTTGTTGTCACGAAGTTGATTTGTTTCTTCTACAATATCTTGCATTCCAGCAATCATACTGAATGGCTGTCGATGAGGTACTGAATAAGAATAGTCAGCCTTAACTTCGACCTCATTTTTTGTCGGGTCTACGCTTTTCGACGAAAACGGCCACACCATGATAGCGTGTAGCAACTTCTTGTCTTATGAATGTAGTTATGGTGTCGGCCCGACAAATTGCGACATTAACAAATTGTTTTATGAACTTATTTCTTTATATCTACAAAACATAATTAAAAAAGAATAAAACGAGTCACTGCGCCAAAGATTGCCTTATTGTTTCTTTTTTCCTAAGAGTCTATGTTTAAATCGCCTCTCTCTATGAGAGACTATATTATATTAAAAAGTTAATCTATCTATGGAAAGATTACAGAATAACAAGAAATTGCTATGAGTACCTCGTTTATTTCTTTGTTTATTTTGTGAATGGTCTAAAAAGAAATACATTCATAAGGTAAAACAAACATCATAATAACATGGCGAAGCAGGCGACTAAGGCAATACAAGACAAAAATTTTGTAAGAAAGCAAATTCATGAATTTCAAGGTGAGATTTTGGCTTTTGCAAAACATCTTGCTTCACTTGATAAATCAAGAAGTGTTCAAGGGTGGCGAGGTGTTATTACGAGACTACAACAACAAGAACCCGAACTCTTTGCTTGGGACCATGTAAATTACAATGATATGCTTCCTAAAGAGTGGGACGGTACTGCTATGGGTCTTGCAAAGCGAATGTATAAACAGAACTCGTCTATCACCCTTAACGCATGGCGTATGCGTATAAACAACGCATTTACTAACGGAGCAATCACTACATCGCACCGACCCGAATTTGTTGTGGAGCATTTGAAGAAATCAAACAAAAGCCATGAAGACCTATGGGCTGACATTGAGGCGTTGTCTAAGAAAGCAATCGCAAATGTCGAACATGCTCGTTGGGCTGACATACACATGCAGACCCCCGAAGATAAGTTCATTGGTATTGCTTTCCAAAGCGACCAACACATCGGTAATCCTTTTTGCGACCACGAACAATTGCGAATTGATACAGAACTTATTGCTAACAGTGAAAATGTGTTTGTAATCCATGCAGGTGACTACATTGATAACTTTATCATTGACAAACCTCGCCCTGCTATGAAAGCCACAATCCCACCTTCCGTACAATGGAAGTTATGTGAGCATTATCTCGATATGTCTATTGACAGTCTTATGGCTGTCGTTGCAGGCAACCACGACCTTTGGACTGCTGGTATGACTGACTTCGACCCTCTAAAGCGATTTGTAGAAGAAAGAGGTGTCTTGTATCACGCACACGAACTAAACCTTCGTGTTTGGGTTTCCGATATTCCATACCATATCTCTGTACGACACAAGCGAAGAGGTAATTCAAACCTCGACCCAAGCCGTGTTATCAAAAAGATGTGGGACGATGGCGAAGCAGACTTTGATATTGGGGTAGTAGGACATCATCACACCCCACTTGTTTCCCCATTCACCAAGCATGGACAAGAGCGTTGGGCTGTAAGACCGGGTGCATACAAAATCGTTGACACATTTGGTGAAATGTGTGGTTTCCCAAGAGAAAAGCCTACAAGTCCTATGGTTATTCTTAACCCTCACACAAAAGAAATACAAGGCTTTACAGACTTGCGAATGGGTCTTAGGACACTCGCCGCATTAAACGGAGATGAGTACGATGAAGATTTGGGCATCCAATGATAAAGAATTGCGATTCACAGAAGTTGATGAAGACTATCTTGCCGTAAATGTATTTACAGAAGAATTTATCATAGGTCTAATGTGTGGCCGCAGAGAAGTTGAAAAACTGTGCCTTTCTTTAGCAGAGTGGTGTGGCATTCCCCTCTTTGATAAAAATGTCTTAGGTGAAGAAGAATGAACAGAATTCTTACTGCTCTTAACATGGAGCGTAGTCGCACTGATATTAAGCATTTTTACGAATGGTTAGGCTACACATGGGGTCAGCACATAGGAGAATGGATGGACTTATATGCAGACCGAAGAGACAAACAAGTTCACCGTGTCTGTGTTATTGCTCCTCGTGACCACAGTAAATCTACTACTCTTCGTGTAAAGGTTTTGCATCAATTACTTTTTGAAAAATGGCGAAATAAACCCTTTACTATTTGGTTGTTTTCTGCAAACAAAGACTTGGCTATGAATCGTCTTGAAGAAATACGACAGGACTTAAAGCGTCACCCCGAACTATCCCGTATGATTGATGATAAAAGAGGCAACCGATTTGAAATTCGTCTTAATAATGGTGCTTGGATTAAAGCGACATCAGTAGGTTCCGGTATTCGTGGAGAACACCCTGCCGCAATCGCACTTGACGATGTGTTGGACGACCAAAACGATATGTCCTACGATGTAGTACAACAATGGTTTCGCAAGAAATTAACACCTATGCTTTCCCCCGGTACTTCTATTTATTGTGTAGGTACTCCAATGTCAATGAATGACCTATACCACACTGAAATGCTTTCTAATGAATCTTGGGACAGTTGGCGTAAAGGTGCTATTGTAAATTATGACGAATGGCGTAATGAAGAAAAGGAAGCAGAATGTCTTTGGCCTTCCGAGAGACCATTAGCGTTTTTACTTGAACAACGAAATGCTATTGGAGAACTTGCTTTTGCACAAGAATATCTTTGTAAAGTAGTTGACGATGATAGCGCAGTATTTCCGCAGACAATTACTCGCAAGAATATGGATATGTCGCAAGTGCTACAACCTAACTCTATGTACGATGGTGCTTATGCAATTGGTTTTGACCCAAGTCACGGTATCGGACAAGACTACTCTGTTATGGTCGTGTTGCGAAAGGATAGCGAAGGTAATATCCATATCGTAAATGTGTGGCGTAAAAATGATTTTCCACCGGAAAAACAAATTGACACAGTAATTGACTTCAATGGCCGGTACAACAAACCTAAATTTGCATTTGAAAGCGCAGGTTTCCAATCCCTTTACTCATCTTTGCTAAATCAACGAGGTGTTAATCTCGATTTGAAATTATCTAAGGTCAGCAATCGCACTTTGAAGCAAGGTCTTATGACTCGCTTGCGAAGTTGGTTTGAACAAGGCAAAATCATCATTCCTTATGGCGACGACAGTACGAGACGCATAATGAACATATTATTAGACGAATTAGAGTCCCATGTATGGAAGAACGGCAATATCCTCGATAAAGGCAAGCATAACGACATAGTAATGGCATTAGCACACGCAATTGACCTATTTAACCTCCAAAGTAAGGGCGGAATGCCTGCCGCAGGAGCCGCAGTGTCTATGAAAGGTTGGGGAAAGAGCGAAAAGGCCAAAAAGTCGTCTCGTGTGAGTCGGAATTCGGGCAAATCGGGCAAATATCGTACCTTTTTCTAAAAAAAATTTACTTTTTCAAAAAATTTCGGAAATTTATTTGCGGGGGTAGGCGTACACAGACCGGCGAGTGGTCGCCACATTTGGCCCTTCCCCTAAAGGGGAAGGGCCACTCCAAGAATTATCCCAATTCTGCTCAGTAGCCGAAGGCTACTGAGCAGGGGCCACAGAGGCAATTCG